CATAACAAGTGTGTCCGGCTGTTTCTTTATCCCAAGCTTTTAATTTTTGATCTAATTTAGACTTATCCCAAGGTGTTTCGAGATAAGCATAGTTTGCTTTTGCTACAGCATCTGTCCACTTATCTTTGTATTTCTTTTTTGCAAAGACCATGTAGTTGTACATAAATCTATCTCTACCATCATCTAGTTTTGTTTTAGAACATAAAGCTAAACAAGGTGGACCATCAGAAAATTCAGGGTCAGTTCCTAGTAATATATTTTTGTGTGTGCCTTCTACTAAACTGTTTAATTTATCTCTTGTTATTTTTAATTGATTTGCTAATTGTATGAATTGTTCTAATGATAGTTTAGAATTATTTTTATCTACAGCGTATCTTTGTGTTTTGCCGTTATTGTAATAAGGTAAGTTTATAAAATTACCTGGTTTAATGTTTCCCTTATCATCTTCTTTTAGCTCTTTCTGTTTTGGAAAAATTTCTGTGGTAGGTTTTAATCCAAGTGGTAAAAGAAAAGATTTTAATGCTTCTATTAAATCTGCGGTAGGAATAAATTCATTCATAAATATATAACAATGAAGTCCACCGCTTTTAGAAAGCATAGGTATTAAAGGTAGTTTGTATTGTTCAAATAAAGCTAAATAATTTTCTATTTTAAAACTTTTATAATTTTTTGGATCAATATCAATACATCCAAATCGTGCTGTTCCATCAATAGTACAAGGTTGTATACCTATTGATATGTTTCCTGCTATATGATTTTTGTAATCTTCTTCTGTGACTGGTCTACCTGACCATTCATAATCTGGTTTTAATTTATTTCTTTCAGAGTCTAGTTTTGCACTAGACATATCGGCAATGCCGAAATCTCCACTATAACCAGTAAATAATTCTATAAATTCTTTAACCATAATGATCCCGTTTTACGGGCGGTTCAAGTCTCCCATCCCCGCCCATATCTCTCTTTCGAGAAACTAGTAATTTGATTTATCTTCCCCTGAAACTGTGGCAGCTTTTTGCTGCGAGTTCTTCAAAGAATTATAAAAATCACGAGCCATTTGGTAAAGACCGGCATTATCAACTTTTCTTATCATGTCAATATTATAACCATGCCAATTAAAGTTGCTTCCTGCGTTTTCAACAGATTTCAATCTGTATATTCTTGAAAACATAGGTGCTTGTACTGATTTGCCAGTTTTCGGATCAGTCTCAAATTGATCTTCCATTTGTGAGTTCCATCCTCTACTGACTTTTAATTGAGTAGACTTCATAGTCATTAAAGCTTTTTCAGGTCTATCTCCGTTAATGATAACAAAATGATTTGCTGTTTTGATAATCTCGTTACCATTTTTCAACACATCTTTGTTATTATTTTTACCTTGAGTTGTCTCTGCCATAATGCTTGGACCCCTATCAGGATGAACAGGTCTACCTTCACTTCTTTCAAAAGGTGCCCATTCAGGGTAAGTCATTTTGTAGAACACAGGAATAACTTCTATTCCTTTTTCTCCGTCATACAGTTTTTTTGTAACCGTATTATAAAACATACCAGCTTCTGCCCCTTCGACATATTTAGCATGTTTTTTCTTAGTTTCATCTGACATACTTTGCAGTAATTTCAGAA